GATTCAAAACTTTTAAAGGAATTTCATTATGGCAGGTTTTACAAGAACACACGGCGATGCACAACCAGTATTCGCAATTGACGTACAAAATGGTCCAGTAGCTCCAACAGCAGACGCTAACGGCACGACTACTAATTTATATGGCCCAGCACTAGACTTCTTCGGTTTTGACTTAGGCGCCGCCCCAACAGCACAACTAGGTGTTGACGAGATGGTTGCACAAGTTATGGTTTCTATCGAACAATTAGCTACAGTTGCAATCTATGCAGTTCAAGCTACAGCAAACACAACTAATATGTCAGTTGCTGTTTATCCAGTTGGCGCATACACAGCGGCTGCACTACAAACACAAATTCGTGCTTTGGGTACAGTTAATGGTTATGACTTATCTGGTGCTGTTGTTACTAACGTTGGTTTCCGTTTAGCTTCTACAGCTACAAGCGCAAGCTAATCAGAAGTTTAACTTCAAAGAAATCCGAGATTTATTCTCGGATTTTTTTTGCCTCTAAATACAAGTATGAGTTTTAAAGTAAGTTGTTATACGCTGTTTGATATCACCCAGACAGGTATTGTGAATAGAAGCCGTCCCAATCCCGAAGACGATGCTGAATTATGGTTGCACAAAAGAAACACACAATGTAACTTTGATACGATTGTACAGGCTGTTTCACTACGTAGTCAACCGGAAAACATCAGTATACCAACATCTACTAAGATTAAGTTTGATGAGTTTGAGAATTTTGGATTCTTATTAGAGAATGATGAGCAAGTAATTTGCTGGACCTTTGATTTTGATATACAACACCCTAGTGTGTTTAATGATGGTAATTCTGAATTAGGATCACTATATTCTGACTGTGATAGTGTACCTATGATTAAAACTAAAAATGCTTGGGATAAATTACCCGCGTTTTTAGATTCATCTGACGAATTAAGAAATATTTATTTTAAGGTATTAAACAATGAGAATTGATGTTAATAAAATTGATAAAAAATTAGATAAAATGATATCAAATTCAGAGTTTGCTAAATTGCAAGATGTTGTGATTTTTAAAGACACTAATGGTACTTACAGTTTGTTTAACAAATATCATATTAAAAGGAAAGATGCAACGGATGTAGTTGTATCACTAAATAACGGAGATGACGTTAACTCTTTTTTTAGTATGAAAAATGCAGTATGTTGGTGTGTATTAGATAAGATAGGTAAATATCAATTAGCAGACAGAGTTATAAACTTGGATATGCATTTGAGTAGCTTAGAAGTACATATTTCTATTCATTCTAAATTGTTTAAAAAAGCTAAAAAAACAGAAGATAAGCTAATATATCTAGCAAAACTTAACCAAGATAAATTGCAGAAAACTGCTATGAGTGAAGAATTGAGTAAATATATACAGGATTCTTACAATTGGCAACAAAAAAGATTCGGGTTAAAAGCCGAACATTAAATGAAAAAAGATAAATACTTTATATTAGTCTTGGAATACAACTATGAAATTAACTGATTTTGACAAAAACCCAATCGAGAACGCAACTAGAGCGTTAAAAGAGCATTACAACGTTCCGTTTAATGTTCGTAAAATGTCATATGCTCAATCAAGAGATATGCTTAACAAAGTTCGCGGTCTAATGACTGAAACAAAGAAATCTACAGGTTTCTATGAAAGCCAACAGAATTCTTCATATCTAAAACTTGTGTTTATGGAACAAGCTCTAAGTAAGCATTTTGCTGAAATAAGCCTACGTAAACCACGTATCGTTGTAGAGAATGAAGAAGTTGAAAAGTCACAGGTTGTTCTTGCGGCTCAAGATATGGTAGACCAAATTCAGAAAATGGTTGAAGAAGTTTCTGATATGTTAGTAAAAGAATTACCAGCATTGACTGATGGTGTACAAAGTGAAATTGGTGTCAACGAGAGCACGACATTTAATCAACAAGTTTCAGAAGCATTAACTTCATTACAAGCCGCATTGACACAAAGTCAAGCAACATTGAAATCAGCATTAGGTGGTATTACCGGTCAAGGTGGTGCTGAAGCGTTTGATGCAGGTGGTGATATGGGCGGTGCCGCTGATATGGGCGGTGATATGGGTGCTGAACTTGATGTTCAAGAACCACTTCCAGGTGGTGGCAAAGAAGAAATGGACATTGGCATCGAAGCCCCAGAAGAAGAACCTCTAGGTGGTGCTGGTCGCCCTAAGAGATAACAATGCGATTGTATGAATTTGCCGGTAGTCCACTATTAATTAGGCTGGTAGCTACTACTAGCCAACTTAAGAGTGAGATTGATTCCGGTGAAGTTCATAGTGATTGGACTGTTCCAGAACTCTTGCAATATTATAGAGATAATGATATAGTCATTGACAAGTCAGACTTGTATAAAATGATTAAGAATCCTCCGTTGAATCAAAGTATTGAAAATATTCAAGGTGACAACGTTATCTTCAAAGGTCAAACTCCTGAACAAGAAGCACAGCCTGATGAGAATCAAAAAATAGTAGCACAAATGGCACAAAACGCAATGCAACAACCGCAATGATAAGCATAACAGATAAAGCATCAAATAAAATACAACATACAATACAAAAACGAGGTAAAGGCCTTGGAATTCGTATTGGTGTGAAAACTACAGGATGCTCAGGTCTTGCTTATGTACTTGAATATGTTGATAACCCCCTAGAACACGATATCAAAGTAGACTGCAATGGTTGTGCTTTATACGTTGACCCAAAGAGTAGCACATATGTTCAAGGTATGACGATTGATTATGTGCGTAATGGGTTAAATGAGGGGTTTGAATTTAGAAATCCAAATGAACGTGATCGTTGTGGTTGCGGAGAGAGTTTCCGAATCTAGTTGACAGTTGTACTATAATCAACTATAATTGACTATAATGTACAATCCAAACAAATATAATTATGCTCCCTTGCTTAGGGAAACAATAAACGGGTCAAGAAAATACGCTACACCTGATGGCGAAAAACTTCCTAGTGTCACTACAATACTAGATGCTACTAAGAGTGAAGAATCCAAACAAGCATTACAAAATTGGCGAAAGCGAGTTGGTGTACAAAAAGCACAAGAAATCACAACAGAAGCCGCAGGTCGTGGAACACGAATGCACAAGTGGCTTGAAGATTACATTAAGACAGGAGTACTCAATGAGCCCGGAAGCAATCCGTATAGCTTGCAAAGCCATACAATGGCCCAGTCAATCATTAATCAAGGTCTTGTTAAATGCAGTGAATATTGGGGTACAGAAGTTCCTCTCTATTATCCGAAAGTTTATGCAGGGACGACAGACCTAGTGGGTGTACACGATGGCAGTGACGCTATCATGGACCATAAGCAAACAAACAAACCCAAGAAACGTGAGTGGATTGATGATTACTTTGTTCAGTTAGCGGCTTATGCAAACGCACATAATGAAGTTCACGGAACAAAGATACGTAAAGGTGTCATTTTTATGTGTTCTGCTGACAATCTCTATCAGGAATTCATATTAGAAGGCCCTGAATTTGTTAAGTACACTGACATTTGGTTCAGTCGTGTTGAACAATACTATATGAAGTTCTTATAATGTTTTAAGATAAATAAGTGTAAATCTTCAAAGAATTACACTTATGGCCATTATACAGATATCGAAAATCCAACAGCGTTCAGGTAACCTTGTAGACCTGCCACAATTAGATGAAGCACAATTTGGCTTTGCACAAGATGCTAGCCGATTATTCATTGGTAAAACTACTGGTACTCCTGAAAATATTGAAGTACTAACTAGCTACTCAGAGATTAGTTTTAGTCAAGTGCAGGGTAGTGGTAATAGCAATGTCAATATTACATCAAACACATTACATTTTGGTCAAATATTAGGATACGATAGTGTTACTAATTCATGGGTCAACACCGGAGGTAATGCTAACTCTCCGGGCAATACGTCAGAATACACAGGTATACCGGTACACTTAGGTAGTGTAAGCAATGTTAAAATTGGCGGAGGCGCAATTGGATATGTATTAACAACAGACGGTTCTGGTACCTTATCTTGGAGCCCTAAGACTACTGTAATTGCAAATATATTAGCTATATCAAATGCTAGCCCTGCAATAATGACGTTTAATCCTAATATTGTTAGTTATGTAAGTGGTACAGCAATTACAATTTTAGGTGTTGAAGGTAATGCTAACAGTGAAATTAACGGTGAAACTTTATATGTTAAAGTTGCCAACAATTTTGGTACTACTGGTAATATAAGTTTATATACGGATGACACACTTGCTAACGCATTCAATGGTGCAAATTTAACATACACTAATTCTCCGAATGCAACTGCAACCAGTTCGTTTGGAGTTGGTGGAAGCTCACCGGCAGCTGGGGTAGACGGTTCTATTCAGTATAACGTTAGTGGTGTATTAACTGGTTCGTCTTTATTAAAATATGCAAACGGTAATGTAGAAATAGCTAATAGTAGTGTTATAATATCAAATGGTAATGTATCGGCTAACTTATTAACCGGTACATTGACTACAAACGCACAACCAAATATCACAAGTACAGGCACTCTTGCTGGTTTAGTTGTTGCAGGCAATATTACACCTAACACAGACATAACATATAATTTAGGTAACAATACAAATAGATTCAATGACTTGTATCTAGCCAATAGCACAATATACATTGGTAGTCAGACTATTAGTGCAAACGCAACAAACGTAATTATTTCAGGTATACTGACAGCAAATATATCAGGCAACATAACAGGTAATGCAGCCACAGCAGGTACAGTAACAACTAACGCACAACCTAATATCACAAGTGTTGGCATACTAACTAGTTTATCAGTCAGTGGCAATATTACTACTGGTAACTTAGATGGGGCAAATAGTATCACCGCTAATTATTTTATTGGTAGTGGCAACAACTTAAGTAATATACAAGGTGCAAACGTATCAGGTGCGGTATCATTTGCAACAACTGCAAATAGTGTAGCACTTGCAAACGTATCAGGCGCGGGTAATATTGCATCTATTAATTTAGACGGCAGCACAAGTAATGTATTGTATGGTAATGGTGTATTTGCTCCAGTAGCTGTCGCAACGTATGGCAACAGTGACGTTGCCACATTCTTGGGTAGTTACGGTAGTAACACTATTACAACTACAGGTAACGTAAGTGTTGGTAACATTATTGGTAATGGACAAGCCTTGACTGGCATTGCTGGTGCTAACGTAACCGGTGCTGTTACTTATGCAGGAACAGCAAATAGTGTAGCACTTTCAAATGTTTCTGGTGCAGGTAATATTGCTTCCATTAACTTAGATGGTAGCACCAGCAATGTACTATATGGTAACGGTGTATTTGCTCCGGCAGCAGTATCATATGGGAACAGTAATGTTGCTACGTTCTTGGCAAGTTTTGGAACTAATACTATTACTACTACTGGTACTATTACTAGTGGTAATGCTAACTTAGGTAATTTAGTAGTCGCTAACTTTTTCAGTGGTGATGGTGGTTTATTAAGTAACATCAATATAGCAGCCGGCTCAAGTATTGTTAACGGAAATAGTAATGTAACAGTAGCTGCCAATAGTAATGTATCTATCAGTGTAGCGGGAACACCTAACGTTGTTGTTGTGACTAACACCCTTGCCAATATTACAGGAAATTTATCGGTTAGCAGTAACATCACTGCAGGTAATATATCTGCTACATTATTTACTGGCAACGGTCAAGCATTAACTGGACTACCTGGTGCAAATGTAACAGGAACTGTTGCAAATGCAACATATGCAATAACATCAGGTAGTGCAACAACAGCAGGTACTGTAACGACAGCCGCACAACCAAACATTACAAGTACAGGTACACTAGCAAGTTTAAGCGTTACTGGTAATGTAACCGCTGGTAATTTTATAGGTACAGGTGCAGGAACTCCTACATTATCTTCAGCAACTAATTTAGACTTAAGTGCAACAGTATCAGTAAGAGTTGTTGGTGGAGGCACCCTAAGATTACCTAACTTAACTTCAGCGGCAATTGCTAATTTAATAGCGGCAAACGGAGATGTTGCGTATAATACTACTTCAAATAAATTTCAAGCATATGAAGCGGGTGCTTGGTCAAATGTAAGTGATTTACCCACTACTGTATTGTCTACTGGTGCAAATACTACGGCTGGAACAATTACTGGTAATTGGACATTAACTGCTGGTTCAAAATTAGAAGCGACATACGCTGACTTGGCAGAATATTATGAAGCTGACCAACATTATGAACCAGGAACTGTATTGGCATTTGGTGGAGATAAAGAAGTTACCATAGCAGAAGATAATACTGCTAGAGTTGCAGGTGTCGTATCAACTAACCCTGCATATGCAATGAATGCAAATTGTCAGGGTATTGCAGTTGCTATAGCACTGCAAGGTCGTGTTCCTACTAAAGTACGTGGGGCGATTCGTAAAGGTGATATGATGGTATCTGGTGGAAATGGATTTGCTAAACCTAGTACATCACCTCAAATGGGTACAGTCATCGGTAAAGCATTAGAAAACTTTGATGGCATAGAAGGAATTATTGAAATAGCGGTAGGTAGACTATAATGACCACTTATAATGTAGCTCTCAATGGGGGTATTGATTATGATTCTTTTTGGAATGAAATAGAAACTGACGGCTCCAGTAGTACATATGTTCCAAATAGATCCGTTAGTATAGTCAATGAACGCCCTACAAGTTTACGACAGTGTTGGTATGATTTAACTGATAAAGAGGCAGAAAAATTACGCAATGATCCTAGAGTTTATTGTGTAGAAATTCCACCAGAACAACGTACTGACATTGAACTTAAACATAGTGCAGTGCAAACAGGATTATATTATAAAAGTCCGGGAACTAATCCAGCAAACAATCTTGGTATCAACTGGGGTCTTTTTCGTTTAAACTCTACGACCAATAATACGCCAGGATCTTCTGGTACATTAGACTACAATTATTCATTAGATGGTACAGGTGTAGATTTTGTTATTTCTGACTCAGGTTGCCAAATAGATCATCCTGAATTTACTGATGCTAGTGGTGTTACAAGAGTTCAACAAATCAACTGGTATACTGCTAGTGGTGTATCAGGAACTATGCCTAGTTTTGCAACATTTTACACAGACTATGACGGGCATGGAACTCATTGTACAGGTATAGCCGCCGGCAAAACTTATGGTAGAGCAAAAAATTCTCGTATATACGTAATGTCAGTGTCCGGCCTTACAGTTGCACCTACTACTGGAATATCAGTAACCGATTGTTTTGATACGATAAAAGGCTGGCATAATAATAAACCAATTGATCCTGCTACAGGATTTAAACGTCCTACCGTTGTAAATATGAGTTGGAGTTACGTTAATTCATTTAGTAATATTGCAAGTGTTACATATCGTGGCACTACGTATACAACATCAATTAAAATAGCCGCCTATGGTATGATTGGTGGTGGCTCATTTGGAAATACCTTTGGTGTTAGAGTTGATTCAGTTGATGTTGATATAGCAGAAATGATTGCAGCCGGAATCATAATATGCGGTTCTGCTGGTAATTATTATCAAACCATTGATGTACCGGGAGGTTTAGATTACAATAACTACTATACTAATACTAGTGGATTTAATACCTATTATATGCGAGGTGGCTCACCTCCGTCTGCACCCGGAGTTATTTGTGTAGGAAATGTAAGCACTATATCGGATACTCCCGAAGAAAAAGCTGGTAGCAGTGAATCAGGACCGAGAGTTGATGTATGGGCACCGGGCACAAACATTGTAAGTACTACATCAAACACAAATATTTACAGTGCAACCACTATATATCCATTCAATGCTAGTTACAAAATTATGAGTATTTCCGGAACGAGTATGGCAAGCCCTAATGTTGCTGGACTAGCCGTGCAATTATTACAGGTATACCCCACAGCTACACCGGCACAAATACGGCAAAAAATAATTGATATTAGTACAGCAAATGTATTATACACTACTGGTCTATCAACGGATTACTCTAATACTAGAAGTTTGCACGGTGGACCAAATCAGTTTGCATATATGCCATTTAATACTGTTTCAGGATCCAACATTGCCGGGCCTGTTACAATGACTAATGTTAGCATAAATATATAATAAGGATTTTAAAATGGCATCATACGCATATACAGCAAACAGCGCAACAGCGGCAGCTTCCGCAAATATTGCAACGGACAAAATTAGAATAGCTACATCTAATGTAGGTATTCAGTTTACCACTAGTTTTCCAAACGTTGCATTAACCGGTAATGTAACTTGTGCTACTAATAGTGCAACTGTTACCGGAGCAGGTACATCATTCAGTACTGAACTAGCTGTTGGTAGTTGGATTGGTAATACTACAGGAGCAAATGTAGGTATAGTTAAAGCTATTGCAAACAACACAAGTTTAACATTGACTGCAAATTCCGCAGTTGCTATTGCTAACACAACTGCAAGATATAATCCTTACGGAGTTCCTTATACAGTAGCTACTGCTAATAGTGAATTGATTCCTCCTAATACAGTTAATAACAGTATCATAGTAGGACAAGGAAACATTGTTTCTTATCTAACAACTGCAGGTGCTAATTCATTGTTTACTATAACTGAATTAGGTATGCCAGATACTAACACAGGAACGACCGGCTTCAATAGCCCAACTGGCAGTTTTACCGGTTAATTTTACCCTTTTTTGATAAATACATCATACACTCTCATTCTGAGAGTTTATGCAGTTACCCACTGCGTAGCGGCTAGAACCCGCTAATTTTATCAAAGGAAAAACAAATGGGACGTCCTCTAAAAATCGCAAAGGCTCAAGCAGTCTTAACAATCACAGATACAACAGCGGCAACAGGTTATGTTACCGTAACTGAAAGTCTAACAACAACTGGCGTTATCGCAGGTATGCCGTTCGTAGTAGCTAGTACAGTTGGCGGCATATCAGCCGCAACAACATACTATATTTTAACAGTTATTGATGCAAATAACTTTACAGTTTCCGCTACTGACTTAAGTGCAAATACAACACGTACACCGGTTACATTGACTGATACTACTGGTCAATCAGTGTCAATGTCTGTTGGTGTAGTTGATGCATACTTCAATAACCCATTCGGTGGTGCAGGTTTCCCTGCAACTAACGCTAATACATATGGTGTAGTTGGTGGTAACACAGCAATCGTTGGCTCACAGGTTTTACCACGTGTCGCTATCGGTATCTCTGGTACAGGTAACATTTATTCAAGTGATGCTAGTACATTAGTTTATGGCGCTGGTACAGACTTTGCAAATACAGTTTCTACTGGTTCCGCAATTCAAGCAGTTGATGCATATGGTACAACTACTAACTTAGGATTTGCTACAGCTACATTCGGTTATGTATCAGTTGCAGTTGCTAATACAGTTGTTTCCGGCAACGTCATTGGTACAACAGGTAACGCATTGACATTGGCAGTTAATCAACCAGTGTCATTCAGTGCTAACTTAGGTACACTAGTTACAGGCACAACATACTTTGTTAATTCAACTCCTAACGCAGCCGCATTTACTGTTTCTGCTTCATTAGGTGGTGCACCAAAAGTTATGACAGCCGCAACAGGCACGCCTGATGCATTGCAAGATAGTATCACGTTGGCAGCAAACGCATCAGCAACTATCACTGGCGTAGGTCAAAATTATGTTTATGCAAATGACGAAGCAGGTTTCATTGTACGTCAAAAAGGTAAGACAAAATATCTAGTACAAGGTGGTACAACTGGTTTAATCGCACCATGTTATACAGCGAATGTTGCTAACACAGCATTGACACCAAATACAATGAACATATTGTCCACTGATGCAGCCTCTGCTACAGCATTTGTTTCAAGTGTTAATGATTACAATTCTGAAGTGTTCCCAGCACAAGTTGCAGCCGGTTCATTAAGTGTAGGTACAGTATATACAATTTACTCTACTGGTACAACAGATTGGTCAGTATGTGGTGCGGCATCTAATATGACAGGTGTGTCATTCGTTGCTATTGCCGCAGGTACTGGTACAGGTACTGCGGTATTGAACACAGTTAACCCTGATGTTATCGCTACATTCAACACAGCATACGCCGCTAATACATACGACGGTCAGCCTAACCCAATCGTAACTATTGCTAACGCTTAATAATTATGGCAACTAGTAGGACAATCAAAATGCCAAAAACTGAAACCGATATAGCAGTTCTTCAGGTAGAGGTTCAAAACATTACCGATGATATCCGTGAAATAAAAACGGATATCAGAGATATACACGTTGAGATGGTTAAAAACAACGATGATACTAGGGTAATGTTAAAGGCTATGAAGGACGCTAGTTCGAATGCACATCAATCAATGTCAGAAAAAATCTCCGCATTAGAAAAGTGGAGATGGATGATGATGGGGGCAGGTGTTGTAATAGGATCATTGGGATTCGATACGATAGCAAAATTGCTAAAATAAAAAAAGAGACTTAGGTCTCTTTTTTTGTAAGTGCGTTTAGTTTCTTCTGAACAACATCAAAGTTAACTGTATTAAACAATCCCGGATGTAATGGTTTGGGATATTGTTTATTACCTACCCAAGCATAACCACAATGTTCATCATTTAGTACAGGAGTAAATTCATCTGATACTTTACAAAAAAATGTATGATATGTAAATGTATTATTAACAAACTTTTGAATGGGTACAAGTTTAGCGTGTTCAGGAAAGTAATTCACTTCTTCAATACATTCACGCTGTAGACCTTCAAGTAATGTTTCATCAGTTTCTATTTTACCACCGGGTATGCCCCAGTTACCCGGATTCTTGTTATCATTTCTTAACAGGTACAGGAAACGTTTTGTATTTTCAGAATAGAAAAAGATACCTGCGGAAATATTGTTCATACTATGATTTATCACAGTATTAGATGACGATAGAATAATCTCCTTGATTATACCAACCTTCATATGATTTCATCCAAACGTTGTTGACATAATCAAATCTATACTGCAAATCAGTAGTAAGATTGGTTACGTATTCTACAGTGGTAGCAGCCTGACTATCAAATGATACAAACCATTCACCCGACGTTGCATCAAACTCAACAATATCATTTGCATTTGCTATCAATGCTCCCCAGGCAATAGTAGTATTACCGGGACTACCCACATCTTCTACAATAAGATATCTACGCCCATTGATTGGACCTGGCAGTCCTGCGTTTGGTCCAGTGACTAGTGGGTTAACCACGCTGTCTACAGGATCCAATGTGTTTTGTGGCAGGGTGTCAGCATCAATATCGTATATTAACAATCTATCGTCTGTTGGATCAGGAACAATAGTACCTACAATCTCAGTATCCATAAATGGATTTTGTAACCATATTTGACTGATGCCGGGACGCAATGTTCCATAAACATTTAATAAACTAGTCCAGTATAAACTAGTGTCAGGTGGAGGAGGGTATTCTAAACTTTCATTACTTGGATAAAATGCTTCATCTGCCGGTAGTAGCTGAAGTCTATTAGCAATCAGTAACAACTTATATCCATATGGTGTAATCTTTTGACGAGTACCTAACAATAAATCATCATCTTGTATATCTTCCAATGCTTGACCTTTAAAGATACTAGCAATAACTTTTTCGATAACGCCCATCTTTTTAAGTTTTGCGGCATTGCTTAACCATATAGGCATATAGAATTTCCAACTTAATACGTCAATAGGATTACCTGTACCTTGTGGTATACTGCGACTGGTAAATGTTATGCCATCTTGGTATACAACACTTAAACTAGTCCAATCGATAAAGTTATCAGTACTTTGTATTTCTAATGAAGGATTGAATAATGTTCCTAGTTGCTCTATTAGTTCTAATTTCTGTTGATAATTAGTAGTCCAAAAGTCAACATTAATACGCAATGTATAGGGTACCGGCATCAGTCGTTCAACTGTAAATGCTTGGCCCTGAACTTGTTCATACTGTTGTGTTTCAGTATTATAACTACGTTGACGAACCTGCATTTTGTCAATAAATGTAGGGTCTTGTGTACGTTTTTGATCGTATTCTAATGCACTAATATAATATGTAATTAGTGGTGCACTTGGTAAATTGCTAGCACTGTTATTAGCAATGATAGTACTGGCTTGACGACTACTATCGCCATACATAATAGGTACACGAACTAGTATTTCATTGCCTGCAGGATCCTTGCCTTTAGTCACTTGCCAAGAACTGAAAATTTTTGCAAATTGTATTAAAAATCTGCGTATCTGATTGTCATAGAAAAATTGTGCCATTTATATTCTTTAAGGTATGGGTGGTATAGAATCCGGTGCAATAGTAAGTATTGTAGATAGACCTTGTTTCTGTGTAGTAGTTGCCCCATCAGTTAATACTGTTACGTTGCTATTATTTATGAAGCTAGCTTGTTGTGACAAATCTCCCGGAGTCATACCAGTTTGTGTTCTTACGTTCTGTGATATTCTTACCCATAATCGTCCGTCCCAACGATACAATAGTTGTGGTAAGTAATCAATGCGTAAGAAGTAATCTCCTACCTTTGGATTCTGAGGGAACGCAATACCTGCACCAGTAGGGAATCCATTTGGTGCTTCACTTGTTCCAGTTAAGTAACCAGTGGTATAACCAAAGCTACGTGGACTACTACGTGCAATGAATTGGAATCTAGGATCACAGTCAGCACGATAGTCCATAGTATTTGGACCGTATGGTTCTGTACCTGTAAAGTTAGGAGCCTCTGGATTCTGGTCAGCAGTTGCGTATGTGTTATCAGCAGTACCATATGGTCCGGTGACGTTAAAGCCAATACTATCAACAGTTAATACAGTATAGCCAGATACCGGACCTGAACCACCGTCAGTCAGTACCGGTAAAAGTGATGTAGTTTGTAATGAAAGTGTTGAGTTAGGTGCAACTA